CGTCCAAACCATTTTCGATGGCAGGACCGATATCCGCTTCCGTATTCTTCCCTTCAATGATTCCTTCTAGCGTATCGTGGACCACAGTACCAAGAGATGAGTACACATTGGCACACTGTTCGCGTTTTTCGATGTATGTAAGGTATGCGTTGTACGGACAATCATGGATAGTGCCGAGCTTTGAATAGCTGTACACCTGCGCTCCTTTGTCATATAACGCTTGTAACTCCGGGGCAATTAATCTCTGTCCCATTCACTCCTTTACCCACTTCACATACTTTGTTAATCCTTCTTTATAAGCCTCACGGCCAAGATCTGCGATATTCATTTTGGAACCTTCCGGAACAAGTGACGCCTCGTCCCAAATATAGCCTACCTTTGTTTTCAAAATCAGATTATTTGTGATAAGCTTTTTACACTCATTCACGAGGTGCTCTTCTTCTAGTCCTTCGTCATAAGCCAGAATGACCTTTTTAGGAAACAACTTTCGGATATATTTGGCTTGTGTCTCTGATACATGACAGCCGCACGTTGCAAGAGCGATATTACTTCCAAAAGAATCGCATTGCTGTACAGCCTTTTCCGATTCGAACAAGATAATATTTCCTGTTTCTTGAATGCGATGATAGTTTTCTGTATATCCGAATAGCGTTCGACTGCGTGGGCAAGGAATCAAAGGATACCAGCGTTTTTCATGTTCACACTCGTAGTTTGCGCGTCCCATGATTCCAACAAGTTCTCCACTAACTGATCGTTCCGGGATAGTGATTCGATTGGATTCGATGTCGTAACCGATTCCAAATTTTTCTTGTGTCTCCAAACTGATACCATCTTTGACAAATTGAAGGTTGAACTTGTTCGCATACGGTTCAAGCGTCTCTTCTGGATATACTTTCAAATCTTCTAACTCTTCTGAATAATCTGGCGACAATTTCAAAAAGAAACCGCCAAATGGCCAGTGGGTTTTGATGTTAAGTTCATCCATCGAAATTTCAGCTTTAACCGCAGCGAACTTCAATGCATCAGGGAAGGAGCATCGTTTGACGTCCATAATCAAACTGAAAATATTACCTTTCTGATTCGTAGAAAAAACGAAGAACCGAAGAGTCCCGCAGTCAACAAGACAGCTTGTGGGGTTACGCTGTTCTTCGCGAGCAAATCGCAAACTATTTTTCTGAGGATTGAATTTGATGTTTTCAAATCCAAGAGCTTCAAGGATTTGGATGATTTTGTCTGGCTGATTTTCGAGCTTAGACTGTAAAAGTGCAGCGTCTATAATCATCCTCTCCTTTCTTATTTATCTCCGGTCATACATACCGTGATCGTTTGTGATTGTGCAATATCCAAGTTCGCGCCAAGTGTTCCACGCACCGTCAAATTGGAAAAGAATCGTCTGTCCATCTTCGTCATTTCGGGTCTTGTTAAGAAATCCGACGACATAGGTTTTATCTTTATCCAAAATGATTGGCATCTTTACTTTCGGATTGTCTTTGGAACGATAGTATGGATCACAATCGAACTTTTCGCCGGTATATTCGTCTTGCCACAACTTTCTAACCATTAGAAGTTCACTAACAACCTCTTTAATCTGTTTTGAGTTGCTCAAACAGGATGCGTCAAGCCAGCGTTGATTCGTAGTATGTAAAGCCAACTGGAACGTACTGATAAAAGCAATTTGCTCCTTATTGACAATATTGAAAATACGGCGACTATTCATAAGAAGTGCCTGCCACATTTTATCGTCTACTTCATCATCGCTCTTGAATGTATCGTAAACGATAGCTTTCGTTCCAGTTCGTGCCAGCCGCTTGATATGTTTCAACAGTTTGTTCGTATTATTTTCGAACATTTTCACGAAGCGGATATTGCTATATTTCTCTTTTGTGATTTGAGCAGCTTTTCGAAGCATGACCCAATCTTCATCAGAGAAGTGTCCCATTTTCAGTTTTTTACGAGTGATTTTCCAATAGTTCAATTCTTTCGTAAGGATATGAACTAGAAGCATATTTTTATATGCCTTAGACATCATCTCGTTTGAAACAATAGCGACATTTATGCCTTTATCAGCAAACGGAATCACCATCATTTCAAAGATAAAGCTACTTTTGCCTGCTCCACTATGACCTGCAAGCATATACATATCGCCGATTGGTGCGCCAAGTGTCAAATAATTTAGGAGAGGAGCGCCCGATGCATAACTGATTCCTTGATCTTGTCCCTCATTACATTGCTGAAGATAATTCTCATCAACAACGAGTGATTCAATTTTTGCTTCTTGACCGGTCGTTAAAGAAACATTGTTGTTCAATAACTCGAAAGCTTCATAAACCTCTTCGTTAGTTGAATTATCAAATCGTTCGGGGTGACTCAGCATATCTTCGTAGCGAGTAGCTAGGATTTTTAATGAATTCATCTTTGCGATTTGATCGAAATATCCGTCAGTGTTCTCAACGTCAAGCAAATCCATCATCCGTTTGCAAGCTTCCCAACCATTTAACTCCTGATAGTGCTTTCGTAATGTGGGTTTATCTGCCAGATATGTGTCAACCGTGATATTGTCGATATTTTGAAATCCCTGCTGACGGATACCACGACCAACTGAGAAATAAAAAACCGTTTCCTCACATGATAAGGTTTTGTCAGTCCCGACGTTTACATTTTTGTAATCGTCATATCTCTGTGGGTCTTTCCAGAGGCAAAAAACAAAGCTTGCTTCAATTTGCTCACGATTTGTTTCGATTCTTTCAATCGTCTTGTTTAGGTCCACAAATCGTCACCTCCGAGCAAGTTACTTACATCATTCCCCTTGTGTACCGCACCGACATTCGACAAATCGACCGTCGTATCCAAATCAGGACGAGACTCTTCCTTGACTGTTTTTTCAGTCTTGTTTTTCTCGCGGCGATAAACAGCAGCGATATTATTTCGAACAATGGCCATTAGATAATTGGCTTTTGCTGTATCGTCAGAAAAGTTCTTGTTCGTGATTGCCCATTGAATTGCAGTACGCTTCTCATCTAAGGTCGTCTGAATGGTTTCATCAGAATAAAACTCCAATTCTTTTAGCCGTCGGAACACGACTGTCGGCATCGGCTGTCCCCCATCAAGGTCATAACCAATCAAGCCAGCAATCGTGTTACACAACTTCTTGTAAGACTCGGCCGTCCGCCCGGGCTTCTTTTGAGGCTTGGGTTTCTCCTTCCGAGCCTTTTCCTTCCGACGGCCTTCAAGCCACGCCTGATAAACGGCTTCAGACTGAAAATATCTATTGTTGGGAGCCTTGTAGAACTGATCTCTTGGACCTTCAACTCCCGTGGCCATACATTTTACCATCTTAGATTTCGCCATATTTCCTACCTCAAACTGCCCACCATCCCACCACTACGCAAATTAGTTGGTCGTCAAAATACTATAGGTTGTATTACTTGACCAAAAAATAAGCGTTCTTCAGTTCGTTAATAGGAAACGCCGGATCACTAAATTTCAGATTAACCTTGTCTCGAATCGCTTTAACCTGAGCTTTGACATCGTCAGAGGCGTTACCATAACGATCCTGAATAGCGCTGACCCACTCTGCACGATGAGGCTCATCCTGAGCTGCGCCAACATACTGCTTTGCACGCTCGGCCTGTACGGATTCGACTTCCTTCTTATCTGCTGCCTGCTTCTTCAGGTCAGCTTCATAAGAGCGACCACCCTTATCATGCTCCGCCTTGATTGCATCAGTCAGAGCTTTGATGAATTCATCCGCGTCCAGAGGGATGCGGTCTACAATATCAGCGAAACGACTCTTGGAATCAACCGAGAAATTGTCATCACGGAAACAAATCACACGACGCTCAGATTTAACCTTGCCAACGATTTCCTCTTTACCATTGACAACATTCTTGCGACCAGTCTTCACCTTATCAATGTCGCGATCAACATAAGCGACGCCAACGACGTCAACTTTGTTCTTCAGAGAATTAAAATACCGCTTGTCCATATTGGTGGACAACATAGAATAACTTGCCAATGTTACAGGATCAGTGATGTCAGTCTTCTTTGTATGACCGATGATAATCGGACTGATACCAACACGCTTCAGCTCCCACAGGCGGTCAACAACAATTTCAGTTGCCTTATCAGTGGGGCCGTTAAAGCCGCCATAACACGCCTTAAAAGACTTGGTTCTCTTATCAGCAGGGCAATCGCGATTCCAAAGCCGAACAGTCTCCTCTTCCGCCATTCGCATCAGTTCATCGATAGTATCAATGACAACGACCTTCAAGTCCTGATAATCAGAAAATCGATTTTCAATAATATCCATCGTGACATCATCGAAATGTTCCCAGTCCCATACAG